CACTGCCATGAATCCACGTTGAAGATCGGTGGCGCCGATGGATACCCAGCGCTGATCCAGTCCGTTGTGGGATACTGTTGGCGTAATTGCTCGTAGCTTGGCAATGTATTCGCCGCACTTCTCTGCCAGCGCTTTGCCTTCATTCATCAGCGCAACTTCTGCTTCGCTGAGCTGACGATAGCCAGTAACTTTCGGTTGAATCATTGTTTCCATATTGCTTTCTCCAGTTGGTTTACAGCTTTTCCGCTTGCGACTCTTCCAGCCAGTGACCCGGAATCTCTGACAGATTCATCACTTCCGGATTCTCTGGCTTCACTTCGCTCTCGCCAAACAGGTACTCGCCAGTTTCCACATTCCACACCAGCGAGGTGGCTGCGACTTTCTTGGCTTTCTCTTCGTCATTGGTGCCCCACAGATAGTGGTCGGCGTCAACAGATACGAATTTGAATTTCATCTCACGCTCCTGTAGATCCAAGACCGCCATCGCCGCGCACAGTAGCAGCAAGTTGGTGAGTTTCTTCCCAGGTAACTTCAGGTACAGGAAGAATCATTGCCTGAGCAATACGATCGCCAGGAAGGAAACTGTTTGTGTGCATGTCAGAAGTAAGTTTGACAAGCAACTCGCCGCGATAGTCAGAGTCAATAACTCCAACACAGTTGACTAGACGAATGCCATCACGAAAACCATGTCCGCTGCGAGAAAAAACCAGCATCACGTGGCCAGCAGGAACTTCCACTGCCAAACCTGTGTGCAAAACTCCTGGGGCGCCCTTGAATACAGTTCGCGCCTCTGCATCGGTAGCTACGTATAGATCGAAACACGCAGAACCGTCAGTTGCTTTCATCGGAGTCACTGCTCCTGGTGTCAGCTTCTTGAACTTTACTTTCATAGCTCTCGTCCTCTGAGAAGTTTCATGTCGATGTACATCAGCTTTCTACTGACCACATTGACCTTGGGTAGATACGCCTGTTGTCCACTTTCAAGTGCTACTGCCTGGATCTTTTCTACTCCTATCAGTGTCTGCAAAATTGCATGGATGTCAGAAATCTTGTCCAAATCCTGGTGAACAGCTTTCATCAGCTGCTTCATAGTTATCGGCTCTTTGGCAGCGTACAGCATCTGCATGATTTTGTTGGCCGCCTCCGATGTTCTTGCTTTTCCCAGCTCTCCCAGCGCCTTTGGCATCATCGTCTCTGCATGTGCCAATACTGTATTTGACCGGATCACATCGTCAATGTCTATCCTGGCCCCCAATCTGCCAACCATGTGGATAAGGCAGAGTTTGATAAGGTGGGTAAAGCGGCGTGTAGAGTAATGTTTGAATCTGGGATCGTCAAGATCGGGCCAGGTTTTGTAAATGAGATCCAGTGCAGACATTGCATCTTCTGTGATACCAACTGGTCCAGAGTATTTCTGTCGCATCTGGAGTAACATGGCAACAAGTCGATCGGTGTCTTCCTGAGCAGGCACTGGGGGTATTGTGATCTTCTTACCGCTTGACTCGCCATGGATAAGGATAAGACGAGACATAAATCCCTGTCCAATTGCTGCAGGCGGGAAGCATTCTGCAAAGCCAGTAGGCGTATTGCCAGCCAAGATGGTGATGGTTGGCTGGAATATGTTGATTGATCTGGAGTTTTTGAGTCGGTATTTGTATCCGTCATGTTCGTCATCCCAGTCCCATAGTTCACCAAGAATAGACAGAAACTCTAGATTGCCGTTACCGACAAAGTTGTTGAACTCGTCAGCAGGAATCAGCATCTCGTGTGGCGATGACGTATCCAGTATCCCGTCGATCACCGATATGTCTTCCAGCGGATCGTAGTTTGCGGCTCGCTTACCGGGGCGCTTGATCTTGTCATCTTCCAGACCCTCACCTGCCAAGTCTAGCAGCCACTTCTCTTTGCTGGTCTTTTGTGCTGACAACGTATCGTATCCTGCTTCTCGTATCACCTTGACAGCGTTTTTGATTGCTGTGGATTTACGACTGCCAGGATCGCCAACGAACATCACATATTGGTTTGGAAAGATTCTGGTAGAACCGAACGGAAACCAGACAGAGCGGCCAAGCCAGGCTGAGACAACAGCAATTGCTGCCCAGCGATTGAAGATTACAGGCGGCTCTGTCTGGGCGCGGTAGTCCAGATAAAGGTCGAAGAAGTCAGGAGACTTCACTTGAGCTCACTCCAGTATTGTTTGCCTTCACCCAGATCAGTTGGAATGTACATCTCTCTTGTCTTTCCATCTGACCCTGTAACTTTGACTCTTGTGTTCATCATTGCCTGTACCTGTTGTGCGGCAGCATAATCACCAATACGATACTGGAATGGTATGCTGTCGTGGATTTGTGCTTTAACTCGGACGCGGCCAACGAGGTCGCCGTAAACTGTGGCGCGCCAAATCTTGTACCACTCTCTATTCACACATGCCACCGAGAGATTCTGCGGCGCGTGAGCAACGATAGAGTTCAACTGCGGCTTGTTATCTCTGGGCGAACCAAAGCACTTGCGGACCCAACCAAACGGAGAAACCAACATGCCCGTGGTTTCCACCTGAGTGATTGTATGTTGATACCAGCGGCCACGTACAGCGGGGTATGTCTTGTCATACTGTCGCAGCAGATGTTCGCACACCATACGCAGTGACCAGGAAGCAGGAAGTTTCAGACTGATCTTTGCTTTGGCAACTAACGCTGGTCCCATAGTATCCAGCATAACACCGGCACCCATGTTGTAGTTTGCGCCATGATTAGTACGCTTGGCCAAATCACGTAGGATTTTGTCGAGAGTTTTACGACCAATCTCGTCATATATCTGCTCATACGGTACTCCGAAAAACGCTGCTGCATTCCACGCATGGTAGTCGTGGGAGGACTCTACTAAGCTGATTAACGCTTCTTCTCCAGAGAGATAGCCGACACACCTGGCTTCTGACTGAGCTTTGTCTGGCTCACACAAGAGCCATCCGTCATCAGCCATGTAGAACTGTTTGATAGCATCGCCGCGAGGGATGTTTTGTATTTGGTTTCCGCAGTCAAAAGCGGATGCTTCGCTTGCCGCTCGAAGTGTATCTGTCTTCCCTGGATTGAGAGAGTAAAAGACTCTGCCTTGCCAAATGCAAGAGGGATCAAGGTAATTGGAAAGTAACTTGACCTCTCCCTTGTAGAGAGTGCAGAGTTCGAGTATCTTACCAGCCAGGGGACTAGCCGCCATGGCTTTGAGAGTTGGAATTTTGCCGGTACCATTGGATGCGTCCACTCCAAGAATGCGAAACAGATTTGCCATCTGATCGGGAGAGCCAGGATTGAACAGTGGCTCACCGACCAGATATTGGATGCGCGATTTTAACGCTGCAATCTCTTTGGTCTTCTGCTCTCGCACCTTGGTGGCTATCGCTTCATCCGCTTTCCACCCTTCCATGGCAGCATGAATAGAGGGAAAGATCATTGGAAATTCGTGCAGTGCATAGTTGTTCACTGCCCAGTGCGGGCACTCTGCTAGAATAGCGAGCAAGCCATTAACAGTAGACCAACCGTCAAGAGCGCAATAGCGGTGTAAATCCATCTCACCGCCTGCTTTGCCGTCATCTTTCCAGTAGCGAACATTTCTGAGTACCATCGGAGCGATAAAATCCAGCCGCTTAGGTAGCTCAGAAAGCCAAGAATGGAATAGATGGAAAGTGTCGTGGAGCCAATTGTTAACTGGGCATCCCCAACGTAGGAAATAAGCGTTGTCAAATAGTCCATTCTGAAATACCTTGGCTACAGGATTAGCATTGGCCGCGCGGATGAACTGCCACTCCCACACATTGTCGAACCCGACAACAAACGATTCAGTAGTATGAGTGTCAGGGAAATATGCAGTATAAGAGACACAACGCATAGTGCGTAGATCATCTTGCGGCCATGGCGTTTCAATATCAATGGCAACGAGACGAGCCAAAGATAGCCGCGCAAGTACATCATGTTGGTTCTCACTGGTTACTCGCTTCCATTGAAATGCTGTCTGTTTAAACCAAGCATCAGGTTTTGTCAGCTTGGACACATAGCGATTGACAACGAACTTCTCGAACGGAATAGTTCGCAGCCGTTCGAGGGGATTGAGTACGACAACTTCTCTGCCGCTTCGCAGCTTCAACATGCTGCCAGCGTAGTCGTCGAGAGTTATTTTCTTTGTTTTGCTAGCCGGCGGAATCCAATCTACAGTATCTCTGAGGATTGCTTCCAGCGCCGGCTGCTGTGCACAGAGAATGGCGTCAACACCGTGCTTCTCTGCCACCACATCCAGAGTCACAGGGTTGATATGTGATGTTGTAGTTTGTACGACCTTGTGGCCAACCAATGCTGCGAGCCGCGAGAAGCGCTCGAAGTATGATTGATCGGCAGTGGTGCAGAGAAGGAGGAGTTTCATTGCGAGACTGTCAGCTGACCTTTGATCTGTTCTACTTGCTCTTTACCGCTCACGATGGAAAACAAACCATCACGAAGGCGGACAGCAAACACATCACCACGGTTAACAACACTGTGCACCATGGACGATTGAAACAGCGCTTTGCCAGGAATGATGCGCATCCATATTTCATTGTTGTGGATGAACAGGTTAAGGGATTGCGTGGTTGTTTCATTCGTTCTCATTTTTCACCATCCCTGTCTGGCCGTAGTAATCTTGTGTGACCTTGCCATGTGTCAGCATATCACCAAGTTCTTTCAGTTCTGGATGGGCAGAGTCCCAAGTGTTCAGTGCGCGGTCAACGAGAGTCTTGAGTCTCTCAAGTGAACCGCCAGTGACAAGCAGAGATATACTCTGCAACTCTTTGGTGCCTGGCCAGAATGTCGGTGTCGCTCGAATCATATTGTTTCCTTCCTATTGCAAATGACACAAGCCAATCTCGTGCCATTTGAAATAGGAGCAGTCGTCCTGACCTGCCCCACTGTGCTTTACTGCATCCGCAGATTCTTCACATTGGCGTAAATCTTTTCCTTGTCTTCCTTGTCATAGCGCCGCTTGACAGTGGCACCGACAATGATTTCGCCCTGCTCTTGCACGTACTTGATGATTTCGGAAACCTTGCCCTTGCCAATTGCTTCACCAATCGGTGCCAGCAGAGGCTTCAGTGCAGACAGAGCCGTATCTGCCTTCTCGCCTTCCAACATGAAGAGTTGCCCGAACTTGGTTTCGGCCGGTGTCGGGGTATCTTCTTCGCTGTCTTGCTTGACACAAGAAATCACACGGTACTGCGGGCAGACAGAGTTCTTGCCATTCACCTTCTTCAGGTCGATGGAGAAACCCAGAACATACTCGCCATTGACAGGAACGTCAAAGCCAGCAAGGTCTGCAATTTCGGTGATGTCCTTGTCCAGCAAGTCGATGTCGTCAATGGAAACAGTGTTGTTGTCAGACATGATGAATGATTCCTTGGAAAATGAAAAGAGAGATGTCAGTCGGATTGGATAACAGTTTGTATGCATGTTGAGGCACGATGGTGTGTTTGCTACCTGGTTCTTTTGCTCTCCTTTACAAGATGATCGTATACTAGCCGAGCATATCCTGCGATGTCAAGCCAGCTGTCGATGTTGTTGGCATTGCCGTTGATGATGCGACCAATCTTGTGGCAGATCATATCCAATGCTTCTTGCTGAATTGGCAACAGTGCTTTGCCGCGCTGTCCAAGTTGCGATGCAATCACCATCTTCAGTTCTTGCATGACAATTGCGCCGTCAACAAATTCGCCATACTGTGTACCGCGAGATTCGAGAGTAGCGGACACAGTGTCTTGTTGAGCTTCCACCAATGCTCGCAGATGTTCAGGGATTGGATACGGACCATCAGATGACATTGCCATACGATATTCTCCAGGTTTGAGATTCATTTGAACAACTCAATCAGGCCCAGCTGATTGCCTTTGTCGTCTTGCAGTTTCTTTCCCGTCCGGGAGCCAATGACAATTCTGGTTTTGTCCCCTGCGTCAGAGAATGCTCTGTACTTTCCAGCAAGAAGATCGCAATAGACAATATCGTCAAAGTACTTACCGAAGTCAGTAGAAAAATTGCGAGTACCTCCAATGGGAGAGATCTTTTTTGTGCCATCCTCTTGCGGAGAGAGAATTTCATGTGACGTGATGATGACATTGAATGCGGCATTCTGGAGAGTTGAACAAATTCTGTCTGACAGTCCACCTTGTTTGCGCCAGTCAGCCCACTCAGTAGAGAAGTCATCCTTCTGGATTGCATCTCGCTTTATCCAGTTGATTGCACTGTCCATCACCTGCGAGTAGGGATCAATGACCAGAATGTCTTTGTCAGTTTTGAAGTCCGACACATTGATGACAGAGCTGGGGCGATTGCCGGCCTTGCATTTTGGGCAGTCCACTTTGCCGTGGTCGTAGCAGATGTTGCACGGACCGCCCTTGATGACCTTGAGAACTGTCTCAATTCCAATGGGCATCAGTTGCGTATCCGGCAGACGGAAGTATTCGATGTTGTCCAGATACTTGGCAGCAGGAGAAGAAGCTTTGAACCAAGTTTTGCCGCCACCGTCAAGATCAAGTACCCAGAGTTTGTAATGCTGTGCCAGAGCGCCAACCAACTCTGTCTTGCCAGTCTTCGGTGCGCCATAGATACAGATATGGCGAGCCGGTGACATGGACTCTTTATATTCAGATGCTTTCATTCTTCATTCCTTTGTCGTTGCACAGTGATGATGTCTTCCAGCTTCAGTATGTAATCCACATTCTCAGCTTCATCTGCTTCTGCCAATCGCGGCAGCGGTACATCTGAGACTAGATTGCACTCTCCGTAGTATTGGCATCTGCGACCAAAGTCATAGCATGCTTCGCCGCGCTTGGGGTAGAAGTGGATTCTCTCATACGTCTCAATCAGACTGTGATCGAGCAACAAATCTTTGATCCATTCGACCTTGTGTTTTACCGACTTTGTAAATGGCATGAGCTGCCACTTGCGGGCAGAAGAGGAATAGACAAGGTACAGTACCTCGTATTCTGTGATGCCAGGATACAGAGTCTCCAGCATGGTAGAGTAAGATACTCCCTGCCCGCTGTTTGCGTAGAATGCTTCCTCTGCCTCTTTGTACTTTGTAGTTTTACACTCTCCGACTGCGACTTTACCCGTCCTTATGTTTCTTAGCCCAATATCCATGTGGCCATAGTGTTTGTTGCCGCGCTCTGCATGGATAGAGAATGCAATTTCAATTGCTGGCTTACCATTTGCGAGAGTCAGAATCTCATAGTCGGCAAGCTCTTCCATGGCAAATGGAATGAACTTCTCCACCGCCATGTGCGCTTCCCAGATAGATTTGGAACCGTAACGATCTCTCTCATCGAACCCAGCATTCCAGGCCATGAAACAATTGAACAGCGCAGCATCCATGTTCTTAGTTGCCAACCAAGATTGGATGCCCGCACCTACAGCATGGCCGAATGCGAAGTTGAGATTTTCTTCCACAGCATCTAGGCTAGATTGCACATCTGCCTGTTGCTTCATCAGCTGGAACTTACGCGGACAGCGATGCAGTTCAGTCAGCTGGGAATAGGAAGTGACGTTAGAGTAGCGCTTGAGTTTGGCATACTCTTTCTTTGCCGTAGATGTGTACGACAGATCGGCGGAAGAACCTACATCTGCATCGCCGAGAAAAGCAAAGATGGCTGTTTGTATATCAGTGGTTAACATAGTATGTATTCAGTATGTGGACTGCGTACTGCCAGTCGAACAGTGTGAAATCGTGTGACAGCGACTTCAACAATCTAATGGTTGATGTGTAATGGACTTTGTCTTTTCTTCTGCCCCAGACCCAGTGACGAAACTGCTGCACATATTCGTCAACTCCGGGCGTCCATTCTACGAAATGATTCTGTGCCTGTTGTACTGTTTCCCAGTCAATCAGTATGCTTGATGCAAAGTACGGTGAGTACGGATTACGCAGACACTGTGCAACAAGGAACACTGCATTGCTGACAAACAGTTTGCGCTCACAGATCATCTACCGTGGTGTTCTTGAGACTGACTCGCTTCTTGCTGGCAACTTCTTTTGCCAAGCTGATACCCCTGAACCGCGCCATGCCAGCCATCAGTGTGTGAATCTGATCGTCAGTCAGAATATGTACTAGCTCTTCGTAGGTTTGAAGATTCTTGTGGATGTGTTTCATGTGCACTGGCAGCATGGGGTCAGTGCCAGTCAACATGGTTTCAACTTTGGAAAGGCGTTCGAGAACATCTAGCTTTTGAAACTCCAGTTGGGTAACTTCGGGTGCGGCGGATTCGATCATCGTTGTTTACTCCTTATTGCAGTTTACTCACCCCACGCTTCGCGCGCAGAGCATTAAGAAACGCTTTGCAGATGGCATCCACATTGCCACTGTCATACTGTTCTGCCATGTCCAGTGCGCCATTCATCGCACCAATGAACACTTCAGAATTGAACGCCATTGCGTAGCCAATGGACATGCCAATCTCTGGATTGAATTCGTTGAACAGATTGGGCCAGTTGTCTTCTAGCTCACGTCGCAGGGCGTTGAATGACTCAGGAAACAGGTAAACCTTCTGGTCAAAATTCTTCTGTTTCGCCGCGCTGTCACCACTGTATTCATGCTGTTGATTCTTTGGCAGCGCAGCATCAGGGGCAAGAATGCCCGCATCATGCTCAGAGCTGGCAATCTTTTGCGCTCGTTCGTCAGTTGCTTCCTTGTCCTGATCGAACGCATTCTTCCGCCTGTATTCTTTTCCATCAGGGATGATGATGTGGCTCACAGCAAATCTCCATTGTATTCCAAACTGAAAATCAAAATCAGTGGATCTTTTTCATCCACCACTGTTGCCATCCTGCCGTAACTTGGCATGCCTAGAGATTTTCTCCGGACATTGGCAATGGTCTTTTCTTTTCTTACCGCTTGTATAAACGTGCGTTGAAAGTTTTTGGGCACACGAATGCGAACAGGTCTGACAGCTTTTGCAATCTGCTGCCAAACCTGTTCGTACTTGCGAAAAGTAACTTCAACTTCCTCATTCTCCGTCATCGACAACTTCCCATGTTCGTGCCTTCTTCTTCCTTGATTCGCCAATCCAGAACTCTGCTATTCCTGTTTCCTCTGACCAGCTAGAACAGAGCGATCCATCTGTCAGTCCAATTGCTGCTGGTGTTCTATGCTCTTTGCACAGTCCAGTTCGTACAGTATCATACTCTTTCCTGTCTCCTATTCTGAGTTTCACTTTACCCTCTCCAATCAAGAGAGTTTTGTATATCTCTTTGACTGTTGACATGGAGGGATGGGTGAAAAAGAAAGCAGGATAGTTACATTGCTGCCACTATCCTGCTTGTTAACTGGCAATGGCTGCCAGAGGAGGAGACAAACGAAATGCCAACTTGCGTCAGCGGAAAAGAGACAAGAGAGTATCTGCTTTCCGCTGGCGACATAGGTTTATCACAGGAAACCATTGTCAGAAAAACTGGAACATCAGGGAGTCTTCGTCACACACCAGAGTTGAATGTATGCTCCCTGATTGTGTTCTTTACAGACCTTCAGCGAAGTTCTTCGGCGTGTACTCCATGTACTTCTTGGCCTTTTCACGCAGCCAGTTGTAGGTGTCAGCCACTTCTTCCATGGCTTCTTCCGAAGTTGCAGATGCGAAAGCCGTCAGCAGTTCCACCATCTTGGCCAGAGCTGCCTTGTCAGTCTTCATCTTCATCAGGCCCTTCGCGAAGTGGGCAGTGTGAACCTTGACTTTCTTTTCGTCGTAGCTCACCTTGTTGATCATGACATCAGCGTACACTTCATTGAACGCCTTCAGGTCATCATCACCAGGAGCCCAAGCACCACGTTGGCCCTTCGGAATGTTGCTGATTGCTTCCAGAGTCAGTTTGGAAAAGTCAAAGTCAGTGAACTTGAACACAGACTTCGGCGGCTGATCTTCGCGCCAGCCCAGAACTTGTGCCTTTGCCGCACGTTCCACCAGTTCATGCACCCAGTCAATCAGCATTGCTGCGACCTTCGTGGGATTTCCTTCAGTGTCAGTGCTGTTCAGCGAAGTGACGATTTCTTCTTTCGTCGGAACTTGCAGAACACCTTCCACATCAGGATGCTTGAAGTCTTTGGCAATCACATTGCCTTCATCGTCCTTGATGTCGATGGTCTTGTAGAAGAACTTGATCTTGCGCGCGTTCGGCGGCAGAACTTGAGTGGTTTGTTCGGCGGCTTGGTTGGTTTGGTCTTCAGACATTTGGTTTGCTTTCAGTGAATGAGTTGGTTGCGGAACCCTTGAACACCAAGGGAACAGCGATGGTACAGGAGGCGCACACCGTTGTCAATAGGGTGCATGGGCGCGCTGTTTACGGGGCAGAAATAAGAGTGGCAATGTCTCCTTTCAGTTTATCTCGATAGGAGGATAGTAGAAAATACATCACATTGGCAGGGATCGCCAGCGTCGGACCTCCCAGTACAGTAAGAGTTCCTCCCATTGCAGATGTTTTACAGGCTGATTCCACGGCACGGAGATCCATTTTCAGATCTACCAGCTTGCCAACATCTTCTTCGTTGATGGTGATTTTGGTTTTTGCCATGATGTACTCCTAGATTCCGTGAAAGATTTTGAGATTGCTATCCGCCACACACAGTTCTGTGAGATTGTGCGGGTCGGTATCGCCGAAGTGAACTATGTGCCAGTGAACTCCTTTGTATTCGAATCCTCCGCAAGTTTCAACTTCTGTCTGTGTCAACACTGCTGCGTATCTACTGTGCAATAATCCATGGGTCGGTTTGAATCTGTGTTTCTCTTCGAACTCTGCTGTTACTCTCCGCATTAGTGACCAGATTGATTCTTGCGCATAGAACAGAGAGATAACTTTGCTCTCTCCGGTAGATGTCATCGCATTTCCTCCTTCAGACGTTCAGCGTAGAACTCCAGTTTAGCTGCCAGGGTATCTCCTTTGATTCGTGGACGATTTGCTGCTGTTTGAAACATCATCGGCGAGCAGATAACGTGAAGCTCTTCGGCCGCACGAGTCACTCCTGTATATACCAACTCTCTGAACAACATCTTGCTGTGACAGTTGTGGGTGAGAAAGAATACCTTCCGACACTCACTGCCCTGTGCCTTATGAACTGTAATCACATACGCGAACAGTGCATTGTTGATGGTTGCTGATTTGGTAATCAACTCTTCAGTGTCTGTATCGACCATCAACACTTTAATGACGTGGCTGCATTCTGCTGTACGATCTTCAACGTCAGCCAGATTCTGCAACAGTTCGTCAATGTCCACACTGGTTGCACCGTCCATATCCAGTTCCGCACCAGCACCCCAGCGAGTAAGATTCTTGCTTGCTTTCGCGGGCTTCTTACCCACATACTTTGGATTGGGATAGATATCCTTGATGAACGCTTCTTGCTTGTCCACCAACAGCTTGTCGCCAATTGAGAAGTAATGTTTGTTGTATCCTGCGATGACTTCAAACACCGGCAAGTCTCTGATCTTTGACAGTTTCTGTGCGATGGATTTGTTCATCTCATCTGCACCGAATGCTTTGTTCCACGGACAAAGTACCATGTCTTCGTCGGGCATGTATTCTTCTGTCTCAATCCATTTGTGCAGTTGTCCGCACATCATGTGCAGCGCATCTTCCATTTCATACTTCCCCTTCCACGGCTGGAGAGTTACTTTGCCGCGCCCAGGTTTGTCCAGTGTGATCTTCTTCTTCACCTCTCTGACATCGAATCCTTTCTCTGCTCCCCACAGTTCAGCAGCATCTATGTTGAACTGTTTGAAGTTGTTGTTCTTGACACTCAATGCCAGTGCAATGATTGGAGATTCCAGAGCCTGACGATATACTTGTGTCAGCTCTACGATTGGAAGTTCCAATAGACTGCGACCTAAAACAGCATTACCATACACCGGCGGCAACTGATTCAAATCTCCCAGAAATATGAACTGCACATTGTGTCTATTCGGCAGCGCATCAAGCAACAACTCCATTAAGTCTGTACTGACCATTGATGATTCGTCGATGATGATGGTTTTCAAATCCCTTGGCAGCGGATATTGTTTGTTTCTTTGCGGCACGAATCGCATTTTGGTAACTTGATTACCCTCGCTGTCGGTTTCAAAGTATTTTTCAGGTGCGAACTCCAGCAGCTTGTGAATCGTCAGACAATGTGCTTGCAACTCCTTCGGCATTTGCCGTGCAATGTTTCGCACCGCCCGACGGGTATAGGACAGCAACACAACACCAGGTGTATTAGCTGACAGCCATTGTGTAGCTGACTGTAGCATTGGAATGCGACCAGATTGCAGCATACGCAAAAGCATCCCGCGTAGTGTGGTTGTCTTGCCAGTACCTGCTGCGCCGATCAAGCAAAATGATTCTCCGAAGATGCCCTTCTTGATTGCAGAATCCTGTTCAGTATTCCACAGCCATTCGCCGCTTGTCACTACTGGCGCTGCGACTGCTACAGGTTTTGCCAGTAACTCTTGAATGGTCGGACCAGTCTTTGGTAGCTGCTTCTCTTTCGCCGCAGCCAGTGCTCGCGCCATCACATCTTGCATGTTGCTCATGTTTTATGCTTCCTCGATCTGGAACAGTGCAGTATTGAAAGTCTCAGACGGCAACAGCACCATGGTCGGTTTCCAGTCTGTCAATGACGGAGACAGCATGAATATCTGGGCAGCAGCTGCAGAAGATATTCCGCGAGCTATCTGTGCTTCCCAGTTCGGTATGTCTGCACTTTTATTCATGCGCATGTAGCCGTAGATTACTTTGCCGTTCATCCAGGAGATGGTAACGAACAAAGTCCAGTAAGTGTCTGTGTTGCTCATACCTTCAGATCCTTTCGTGCTTCAGCGATTGCAGAATCTACAATCTGTTTCAACTTTTCCCTGTCCGCTTCTGTCCATGTGGATGGATGCGGTGCAGCCCTGATTTGTTCCAGTACGGAAACCGCAATTGCCAGTCGCCGGGTAACTTCTCCCAGTGCTTTTTGCAGCTTGGCTTTAGAGTTGAGAATGTTGCTCACTTTGTGTTCCTTCTTGCTTACCGTGTTTCTTCCATGCCGCCATTGCTACTTCCCACTTGGCGACTGCTACGTAATACTTGCCTTTGCTGTCAAACTCTTTCTGCTGTGGCTGATTACCTGGATGCGGGATATCCATTTGCACACCGTTAACCAGTGTACCGCTTCTCTCATCCAGTTCGTCCAATTGAATCTCGAAACTCTCGTGATGCTGTTCCCAGACTTTGGATATATTGTCCAGCCTGGTTCTGACTGCGAACATGATACTGTTGCCGCCCGGACAAGAGGACACAATAATCTCTTCAGCCAGTGCCAGATCGTCTTTGTCGAACTCCAGTATGGTGCTGTTTGATCCAAGAAATAAAGTGCCAAGCCAGCCGATTGCATCGGGTTGATACTTTTCGGGCAGATTGGCGCGCACCCATTTCCACAGCAACTTCTTGCTTGTCGGTGTTATCCACTCACCCGACAGTTTCTTCAGTGCCTCTTCGGCGATCTTCAGTTTCTCAGCTTCAACTACTTCGTTGACTTTGGTTTCATACTCTTTCTTGATGCTGAAACATGTGTCCAGATAGTCTTTGATGTACTTGAAATCTGCATTGTCATTGTACTTGCTGATATGTAGAGTTGGAAATCTGAAGCGGGCAGATTCTAGATGAAACTTCCAGTACGCCAGTGCAAACAGTTGTTGGATGGTAGCTTGTACAGTAGCTATCGGTGGCAGTGCTTCACAGTCTTGTTTGATACAATCCAGCTTGTGCAGCAGCGCCAGATAACAGACTCGCAGAATATCTTCTTCCGCATCTGTCAGTTCATCGTTGACAGTTCGTGCCGCCAATCGGTTCCATTCAGATTTACTAAACTCCAGCAGTTTCTGGTAGTTGAGACTGAACACAGGATGAAGTGGGACAAGTTCTGACCATTGCATGAGATACGGAACCGCACCTGCAACAGTAGAAAACGTCAGCTGCCCAACTCGTAAGCCTGAGTATTTACAAATCAGGTTGTGAGTAAGTTGTGACATGCGTTACCTCACATCCACTCTGGTTTCTGCCTGTTTTTCCATGTCATTTGTCCTTTCCATTGTCGTTGTTTAAGTCTGTAGTATTCCTGGTACTTGCTGTGTACATCAGGAAATGCTGGATTCTGAATGATTGCGTCTGGCATAGCTAACGCAAAGTCCTTTGGGCGGCCAGTCATGTCCCAAAACTGTTGTTCAATCTCTTCCGGAACCAGTATGGCAACAGCAATATGAATCACTGCTACACTATTGTGCTGTGCGCTAGCATGACAAACTTGTCGAGTGTACTCTAGCTGTGCAGCCAAGTCAACCACCCATCGGAGATTGTCAATGCTTTCGCTGATCCATTTTGTACAGGGATGGTTTCTGTGTGTCGGTTGGTACAGGTACTTGTTGTTGTCATGTCCTGGATGTTTGAGTCTGGCGATTGTTGACAGCATCTGAGCTGTTTCCAGAATCATTTTGTGGATGTGTTGGTCGCAGTGCCAAGCAGCGGCGATTGCAGGATCAGGATGTAGAGCGAAAATGTTCACGGCTTGTTGCTCCATTCTTCGATAAACGGAATGAGAAATTCGTCAGGTGCTGTGAGAAGGAAACAGCAGAACAGCATTCGGCGGTTGTGAACTTCATCCGAATACGACCGCGCCATGGTTTCAGCTATCTGTTCGTACAGCATATCCCAAACTGCCTGCCACAGGCCAGTGTGGTTTCTCAGCGTAGGCTCTACTCCGGTAATTGACTTTGTGATATTGCGGGCAGTCAAACACTGGATCGGGTAGTTATCCAGGTGCCACTTCATCTGATCTGGAGATTGCATGTTGTTTACACCTTACGGTAGATTGTGGGAGGAAAGTCGGGATGATTCACGTACAGAATTTGATGTTCGTATGCGTATCTCTGCAGCGAAGTTTGCTTGGCTACTTTCATCGCCAAGTATTCCGGGTCTTTGTTGATCTGGCAAGTAAAGAATTCTTGCTGCATGAAATTGAGATTGTTCCACCAAAAGTCGATTTCAGTTTCCATTGTCAATCTCTCCATCGGTAAGAATGAACTCTGCAATGAACAGACAGAACAGAGCTTGAATGTCCAGCGGAACCCGCCGACTGTGCGCAAAATCATTCATTGCGCCGAGCTCTGAGTTTTGGTACCAACGATACGGATTCAATTCTCCGGTATCTTCTGCCGTGGTCGCTCTGTAGTAATACAGAGTCTTTTCATCATTCAATATCGCCTTGGCAGCTTTTTGCCAATTGGCGGCCCGGATTTGATTGGGATTGGTTACTGATTTGTTATTTGCCATGATGAATTCCTTACGTGCGGGCAGTCAGCCTGCTGATGTGGTATGCGTAACAATCCAGCCCAAGCTGAAGTGCTGTTTCTGAGGCAAGTGCTGCTTCTGTGAAAAACACAACACTTCCAGTAGGTTCCAGAGTTGTTGTAAATTTTGGCAGCATCTTGCCTCCCTGTATTTGGTAGCCTTGAAACCAGCCACGGGATTCAGATCGGATGTAGTACATGATTTACAAATCTCCAGTGAGTTGCATTTCGTGCAGAAAACACAGGTACATGAATCTATCCTGCACGTTCGGTATCAGCTTGTGACAGTCCGTGAAGTAAGTGAGCCAAAGATAATCAGCTCCCGGACCCATCACTGGAATGATGGAACCAAAACTGGATTTTCCATCCGCTACCTGCTCTGACCAATCACACAGCACTTCCCACATGTCAACTTGTTCAACTGTAACTGCATTTGCCATTTCATTTCTCCTATTCACTGCACACAGAACTATTCTATGCACAGTAAAAGGGAGACGCGAAGTCTCCACTCTGCACTTACACCTTCTCTCCCAACTTTGCCAGGATTTCTTTCACTTTCCCCATCTGCGCTTCCAGCTTCTCCAGTCTGTCAATTATCAGTTCTGGAGTCGCATTCAGCCGCTTGAGCTTGGTGGCTTCAATTCCAAACTCTGCTCGTACCCCTTGAATGTTTCCAGCAGTCACTTGGAATCCCAGTTCGGCAGTTGCTTTCTCTGCAAATTCTGGGTCGTGCATGTCGGCGACCACATAGTGGGTCTGGACATAGTTGATTAGCTGAAATTGCTCAGCCATCTTGAGCTTGTTGCAATTCTTGCGAGTTCCGGTCATTTCGATTCTCCTGTTGATCGTCAGTTACTTGACGTTGTGCCAGTTGCGGCCGTCAAACACTTTCTTACTCCCATCGCTGTATTCGAACTCCACTTTCGGCGGCTTCTCGCCAAACACTGTATACTTTGTTACCTCTTTTTCCGGTGTTGCTTCCATCTCTTGCCGTGCATGTTGGAATGCACGTTGCTGTTCAGTGGTGTGGTAGATCATCGCCATTTACATGTACTCCTTCAACATCAAAAACACAGCAACTCCAAAGAATGCTGCCGCGGCCAGAGAAAGGATTACTGCTGCGTCACGGGCTGCCTGATGTTCGTAGACTAGTGCGTCTATAAACATATCCAGAACCCAGTAGAGTAAGACGGCAGCAAAGATAGAGACTGCGAGAGTTGCGATCATTGGTGAGATTCCTCGTATTCACGAATGGCGGCAAGAAGTAGTTGCTTGTTGATTTCTCGTTGAGCATCAGCAGCAGCATCAGCATCAGCATCAGCAGCAGCATCAGCAGCAGCAGCAGCATCAGCAGCAGCATAAGCAGCAGCAGCATCAGCATAAGCAGCAGCAGCAGCAGCAGCATAAGCAGCAGCATTAGCAGCAGCTCTCTCGCTCCACTTATTGTCATACTTTGCCACACTATCCGCAAACTTCCTCGCCGCTTTTACTGCAATTTCAATTTCCACTTTTCGTTTGCCAATCAACCACAGCACATCAGCCACCGAATTACTGACCAGACAATCTGCGAGTGGAAATTGGTCTTCATATTGTCTGCGTCCGTGAGCTTCAAGTAGTCTTTTCCAGCCATCTGCGCACGGATTGTGCCCGCGAATCTCAGCCAGAGAAGTCATCAATTGTTTGGTGGTCATTGCTGTTTCCTCCTACACTGTTTGCCGCGCTTCGGCCATGAAGTTGAAATAGGTTTGCAAATTGCTGATTGCTTTGCAGATGGGACAGGAGAGAATGAGATTGCCAAAGTCATCGGTTACGCAGTAGTAGGTAACCAGCGAGTATTCATCACAAATCACCATCTGTGCGTCGGCGTGTCTGAATGTGGCAGCATAGACACTCAGGCCCGCGAATACAGTGTTTGCAGACAACTGTATTTCATACGGTGCCCAAATCGCGGGGTTGAGAGTAAATGGGGCAAGATGAAGCATTACAGCTCACCTCCCATAAACATCATGCAGTCGGAGTCCTCTTCCGTCTCTGAATCTGCATAAACAAGGTTGTCAGCTTCAAACTGAATTCCAAGACCAATCATGGCCATACGGAACTCAGAATCGAATCTGTGCCAGTTAGACAGAATGAAAGATTGCATGCTCTTTACTCCTTACAAATGGTTTTTCCATTGAGACACATTTCCAGAACTACCTGTGCTGGCAGTGCCGAGCGGAGACTGAAAAACTCTTGTTCAGCTTGCATCTTGCACATTTCTTCTTGACCGCTGTAGTTTGCAATGCGGATGTCAAGTTTGATGACCTCATGTCCTGGTGCTGGTTGAATGTAGTAGACATAGTTGCCAGCCCAGATGGGTTTTGCGGGCGCGGAAGTTGACATGGTGTTTGTTTCCTTTCCTTGTTCAGTACAAATAACTCAGTTTCTCTTCCACTTCCTTGCATGCAATCATTGCCGCCTTCTCAGGGTTATGCCACTTCCTGGCCTGACGATATGCGAATGAGAACATGAATGGAACCGACACCAAATCCTTCAGCGGATGATGCAGAATGGCTTGGATGGTTTTGTCCATCTCAACATTTGCAATGGATTTGGTAGACGCCAGTAGATTGGGCCAGTCGGAACTGGAACAGTGGACTGTGTTGATGATTTTGCGAGAAGTTGTCATGGTTTGTTTCCTAACTTACTTTGTTTCCAAACATACTATCTTCCGTGACGCTCCTGGCGCACCGTTTAAGTATAGTTGTTTTGCCCGCCCCGTCAATAGGGGTAAACCCTAAGTAAATGTTTATACTATATTGCTGCTGGCTGCTCATCTTGCTGTTGCGCGGCGATTGCAGGTCGAGAGAGTTTCGCGGGATGGTTTCGCGGGCCCGGATAAGATGAGAGAGACACTCTGTCAGTTATGTTATTTGTCAGCTATTGTTCTGTCCGCAGCCCGCGATGCCGTGACCGCGTGTGAACGGAACAAATAGATACAGGGCCCACTTGTCAAGGCCGAACGCAGTGAGCGCGAAGCGTTTAGCCTTGACATGGGGAAGGAGCTATTTGTACGCTCACTTAGCGGGTTCACGCATTGAGGGCGGAGGAGAGTAGTGTTTGTTAGCCGTATATGTTAGACTCTTCATCCCCCTGTTATTCCTCATGTATTCAATTGTGCTATTGTGTCATTGTGCTCAAACAGCCCCTCATGCCCTCCCGAGTTGTGTTTGTTGCTATCTTATTCTGTCTCTCTCCTTGTTGTTTCCTTTGCTAGTGTATTGTTCATGATACATAATTGATGTCTTTTATACCTACCCCTCACTTAAAATATAAAAACAAAGATAGAGTATATATACCAGATATAGAGAGATAGAGAGAATAACAGGATATGAGAGTATGTGAGATACAGAATGAGTAAGTTACTATCCTGACCGGTCACCCGTGCACCCCCTGATTGAACACAATCGCACAATAGCACAATTGAATACATAAGGAATAATGTCCACTTGAAGCTGTTTACTCTAGCATATATAGTCACAAACCATCATATATCAGCTACTATACAATACCCCCGTGCACTTAAATAAGACAGTAACCAAATGTAACAGCAACAATTAAATTTCTCTCACACAATAGAGTCTAGCTGCTACTATACTGTACCAATGTGCCCACATCCGGCTCGGTCATTTTTCAGCCACCCAATATCTAACTTACTATCTTGTGCTTGTTTATGTAAAAAATTTTCCCCCTCATGCGAGTAACGACATCTGTCTACCACTACCGCTCTCACCAGTCAGACGAATCGAGTCACTCGATCACATCCAATCTAGTCTATTGCTGTACCACTTCGTGGTGGTGTGCTGCGCCACGCAGTATGTCAGTTGATAGTTCATTCGTCACTTCGTTCCATCATTCACTGACGAGCTACTGCTCGTATAGTCAGTGAGTTGAACCGCTTCGCTGCGTGCTGACATTACTCATGGCTACCCGCCAGTTCCACCTCCTGTTGTTTGGCACAGCCTTTGCTCTTGATTCGTCCCCTTCGGTAGACGAATAGTCAGGTTCGCTTCGCTCACATAATGAATACACGAGGCCTTGAATGGGACAGTGCAATTTTCATGCCAGACAATATATAACCACCTTTCCCACTTCTCGGAATTGGGAATGCAGGTTTCTCACTGCTGAGAATAACTCCCTGTTATCCGTTGTTTTCACCACTAAAACCACCTGTTTATCCTGGCACACCGCTTGCTACTATATAGATGGGCGCTGTGCCCGTTCAACCAACTAGGAGTTACTCGAAATGTCTACCACCGAAGCTACTGTCACCATGGTTCCCGTTTCCACCGTCGCGCCCGCCATCACCGATAAGGAACTGGCAACGACTCACCGCGTCATCCTGCAATGCCGCCGCAACAGCACCGAGAAGAATCCGATCCCGGAGAAGGATCGCTCACGCTGGATCGTGATGCAGGAACTGTCTGTGCCGTCGGTTCCGTCCGCGTTCACCTCTCTTGTGCTGGACACGCTGTACAAGATCGCTCGCGATCAGTTCGATTCGCTGTGGACTGACAACCCGCAATTGTCAGAAGTGCCTGCCGCTTTGTTCTCTGTTGACTCGCTGCTGATGTATGCAGCGAAGCGCGCCGAAGGTGGCCGGCTGAACAATGCCAGCATTGTTTCCTGGTTCGACACTTCCACGCTGATGGGCAAGATTCAGGCCGCTGATGAATCCAAGCGTCCGGGCGCAATCAAGCTGTACCGAGACAATGGCTTTGCCAAACTGGCAGCGCCGGTGATCGAGTTCAATGAGGAAGAATGCACCGCTTTGCTTCGCCGACTGGACGCAGAGGTAGATCAAGAGCACACCATCTTGAAGCAGATGGCCGCGCGCTTGCGTAACCGTATCGCCAGCTTGAAGGCACAGCAAACGCTGGCGTTCGCCGCTGATGGTGAAATCTGATGGGCTCAGTTGACTTTCCGCTAACCGAGCGAGTGGCTAGCGATATCGCAGTGCACGGACTGCACTGGGCTGTCCGCTACCACTGGCGCAGATGGGGCAAGAGAGACAGACGCACATTCCGTGCTGTCTTCCGCATCGCATACTGCTAACTTCCGCCGCCCAGCAGCTTTCACAGTGCTGGGCTTTTTGTTGTCTACTTGCTGTTACATTTTGTTACAATTTCTCCGCTCGCTTCGCTCGCTATAACAGACAGACGAATGTTCGCTCCGCTACGATATTCACGTCTAATACCCTAATGAGTACATTAGGCTATTAGCCGCGAATATCTCCGCTCTCGCTCACAGCAGAGCTACTGCTCTGATGGCTAGTCGGACAACACTTCGCTTCTCGCTGATGTATTGAATCTGAACGATTCAATACATGCACGCTCCTGCGCTACGTTGGTGTGCTGCGCCACGCAGTCAGTTTGTTTCTCGCTCACTCACTTCGTTCGTTCACTGATGTGCTGCGCCATGCAGCTAGACAGTTGATCGTTCGCTCCGCTCTCTCTGCTTCGCTATCGCTACGCTGCTCACTTCGTTCGCTATCCAGTTTGACGATGACTCATTCGCTTCGCTCTTTCGTTGACGGGGGTGGGGACTCTTTTTCGCGTTTGGGCCTGGGCACATACCTATAGCATCTCTCCAAAATTTCTAAATTTTTCAATCTATCCTCCACCAACAGCCAATTCCAACCACACAATATCAAAATACTTTCGGCCGCCACATTACTATGTGTCAGAAACAGAGCAGGAGAGAGTAGAGTAGATACCATGAGCAAAGAGCGAATTATCCAACTGTTGGCAGCCGGAGTGAAGCCGGTAAATGTAGCGGCCGCAGTGGGGGTCGAAGCCAGTTACGTCAGTCAGATAGCAGCGGAACACGAAGATCAGATCAAAGAAGGTCTGGGACGCAGAGCTGTCAATCATGTAGAGCATGATGTGACGTTGGATAGTATGGAGGACAGGAGTCTGCAGAAGGTAGGCAGACTGCTGGATACAGTAACTGATCCAATGAAAGCACTGGCAGTGTTTAAGGTACTGAATGGTGCTAAACGGCGGTCGGAAGCGGCCAATGCGGCTGCAGCGCCGGCAACAATTGTGACACTGGAACTGCCAGAAGTGGCGAGGGTGGCAATCAAAGTGACAAGCAACAATCAGGTGATCGAAGTAGCCGGCCGGTCGATGCTGACGATGCAAGCAAAAACGGTAGAAGATTTGCTGGTCAGGCGCAAAGCGGAACAGCAGAAGACAGTAGAGCTGCTGGAAGATACCAGCCATCTCAAACATCTCATTGCTCCTGACACTGTGTCTCTGCTGGAATCGCTGTGAGCAGTCTAGACACAAGTGTCCAACGGGAAGAGGCAGTAAACTACTGCGAGAACAATCTGAACTTTCTCGGCATGTTCTGTGTGCCGGATATGTTCAAGTTCATGTTTCCGCCCGTTTTTCATGCCATCTGGCAGATGCTCACTGAAGCAGCGAAGAAAACAACAGGAATTGCAAGATTCGCAATAGGCATTCCGCGCGGATTCGGCAAGACAGTGTTGTTGAAGCTGCTAGTCATCTGGATCATCCTGTTTACACACAGGAAGTTCATACTGATTGTTTGCAACACCCATCCGCTGGCTGAAAACTTCATCGCTGACGTATGCGATGTAATGAACAGCATCAACTTTCTCCGAGTATTTGGCGACTGGAGAATGACAGCAGAGATGGAAAGACAAGAGCTGAAGAAGTTCACATTCAGAGGTAGGCCAATCATTCTTGCAGGACTGGGCCAAGGTGGCTCACCGCGAGGATTGAACATCAAATACGTTCGTCCTGATGTAATCATCATGGATGACATGCAATCCAGAGAACAGGCCAAGAGCCAAACTGAAGCAGACAGTGTTCTCCAGTGGATGATGGCAACTCTGCTCAAGGCAGCGGATAAAATCAACTGTTTGACAATCTTTGTAGGCAACAAATATCCCTACGAAGGCACGATTTTGAAGAAACTGGAACACAACAGCATGTGGACCAGCTTCGTTACTGGTGCAATTCTTGATGACGGTGAATCCATTTGGCCGGAACTGCAGAGTGTAGATGCCATTCTGGACGAGCTGTCACACGACATGGACATGGGGCACCCGGAAATCTTCTTTTCAGAGGTGATGAATGATGATGTCGCAGGTAGCAGGTCCGGTCTGGATTTTTCCAAAGTCAACATCTGGCGAGACGATCCACACAAGCCGCAATTTGCATCAGCTGGAGCTGTCATCATTGATCCAAGCGCAGCTAAAAAGAAATCGGACAATGTGGCAATTGGCGCTATGTTGGTATACGACACAGAACCAGTGCTGCGAGAAGTCAGGGCCGGCAAATTCAATCCCGGGCAAACAATAAATGAAGCAATCAGCTTGGCAGCGAAGTACGGGCTGTCAGCAATTGTCATCGAGGACGTGGCATATCAGAGTACATTGAAATTCTGGATGGATCTGAGGCTGGCACAGCTCGGACTGACCAACAGCATCAAGGTATTGCTGATAAATCCAGAAGGAGAGTCTAAGTCCTCACGTATCTTGCAGCTGTTTAAACAAATGACAGCAGCAATTGAACGTGTCTGGGTGCACCAGGATGCCCGTACAGAACTGCTGCACGAAGCTGTGTATTATGACCCGCTGAAAACCAAGAACAAAGATGACGTTCTTGACATCGCAGCGTACATGCAGAAGGTCATCGTCAAGTTCAAGTGGGAAATACTCATCGCAATTGACATGCTGGCAGATCACTCCTCTTCTTCTCACGAAGCAGACCTAGCACTTCCGTTCTAAAGGAAACAATCCAAATGGCTACCGGATCAACTCCCCTGTCGTTGCCGCAGAATGCACAAACTGCTGTTGTGACGTATCTCAACAATGTACTGTCCAATCTGGGTACAGGATACACACTGCGTCATCAGCTGCTGAAGCGAGATTTGGCATACTACCGGGAACAGCAGGACAGAAGTGCGGAGCAAGCGGTTGCCAAGCAGTCCAATGACAACGGAGTGGCCACCAAAATACAAAATCCCATTGTACCCGTTGTCGGGCCACAAGTAGAGACCACTGTAGCGTACTTTTCCGACCTGTATCTCAGCAGCTACCCTATCTTTCCAGTGGTGTCGAAGCCAGAAGTGGAGCCGCTGGCACTGCAAGTTGACACCATATTCGGCGAGAGTGCTGTCGAATTCCAATGGGCACGACATCTTGGTATGGCGTTCCGCGATGGAGCAAAATACAATTTGATGGCAGTGGAAGTTGCCTGGAAGCGGAAGAAGGTGTATACAGTCACCAATCAACCTGCCAAAGACCTGCTGAATGGTGTACCAGTTGAGACAGCATACCAGGGCAACCAGATTCGTCGTCTGGATCCGTACAATCTGATCCTGGACACTCGAGTTCTGCCGTGCGAGATTCACACCAAGGGAGATTTTGCAGGATATACAGAACTGATGAGCAAGATTCAGCTTAAGAATCTGTTCCTGGAATTGGATGCTGAAAACACAATGAACAGTACCAAGGCTTTCGAGTCTGGAAACTGTTCGTTCACCACTGCACCTGGTGGCAGCAATGCATTCTACGTGCCGCAAATCAATCCGGATGTATTTCTCACCGACGGATCTGGCGGATTCAATTGGCTGTCTTGGGCGCGGCTGGAGACGGAAGAGAAAATCCGATATTCCAGCATGTATGAAGTCACTACCCTGTACGCGCGAGTCATCCCGCGAGAGATGGGAATTGCAACTTCCCACGGCGGTGTACCGGCAATCTACAAGTTTGTCGTTGTCAACCGTACTGTCGTCATCTACGCAGAACGCATGTCCAACGCGCACAACATGCTGCCAATCATTGTTGGTCAGCTGATTGAGGATGGACAAGGATATCAGACCAAGTCGGTAGCGGACAATGCAATTCCGTACCAACAGATTGCTACTGGTCTGTACATTTCCGGCATTGCATCTCAACGGCGCAAAGTTTACGACCGCATCATCTACGATCCCAGCAGAATCAACAAAAGCGACATTGACAGGGTTGATTCTGTCTCTCGGATTGCAGTGAAAACTGAAGCATACGGAAAACCAATCACTGACGGCATCCATGTGCTGCCGTACAGAGACGATGGTGTTGCTGAAATTTTCGCTGTCGGCGATCGAGTGGTTGAAATGGCCAACGTTGCCAGTGGCATCAACAGGGTACAACAGGGTCAGTTTCAAAAGGGCAACAAATCGCGGTTTGAATTCAGCGAGGTGATGCAGAACAGTGATGCTCGGCCGCGAATGATGGCAGTTCTGGTTGAGACTAGCTTCATGCAGCCGATCAAGCACATTCTGAAGACCAACGTGCTGCAGTACCAGCCACCTACTGAACTGTACAATCGCCAGACAAAACAACCGATCAAAATTGATCCTGCCAATCTACGCACCACTGCTTGGCAACTCAAAGTTGCTGATGGTGTGATGCCGGTGGAGAAACTGCTGTCTACAGAAATGTTTGGTCAAGTGCTGCAGTTTGCAATGACCAATCCGCAGGCAGCAGCAGAATACGATGTGCTCGGCATCTGGGCATATGGTATGCGTCTGGGTGGTGCAACTTGGATCGACGACTTCAAGCGAGATGCTGCCGCCCAACAAACTTACATCAACCAAGTGAACTCTGCAAATGTCCAACCCGCTCAACCTCAGTGACAACCAAAAGCTCATTCTGGCGGAACTGCACAAAGAATATGTGTATGTTCTGGCAGGATTCCAATTCAATGATCCTGCCGAGGATCACATGAAAATCCGTCAACACGCAGCAATCTCAGGAAAGGTATCTCTACTGGCAGAACTTCTAGACGAAGCAGGTTCAAACGCGCAAGCATCTCAAAGCAACTTCGACAATCTCATCAACAGTCAACTGGGTCAATAAATCATGAGCAATTTTCTTTCCAATCTGAATCCGTTTGCTTCCAAGCCGCAACAGCAAGCTCCGCAGCAACAGCAACAGCCGTCTGGTACTCCTGGATCTTCCATGCAGCCTGGTGGTGGCCAGCAGCAGCAAGAGCCACAGAATTCCCCCATGGATGCGTTCTCCAACCTTTGGCAGAATGATCCCAATCAGCAGAACCAAAACGCTGATCCCTGGTCCAGCCCCCTGTTCAACTCTGATCCACAAAAGATTCTTGAAGCAGCACAAGGACAAGACTTCCTGCGTTCGGCTCCTCCGGAACTGATGCAGAAAGCACTTGGCGGCGACATGCAGTCGATGATGGATCTGATTCAACACTCAACCCGGCAAGCGCTGGGGTTGTCGTTGCAACTCCAAACCGCAACCACGGAACAAGCTGGCAAGCGAATCGGAGAACGATTCAACCAGTCGCTGCCGAACAAGTTCAAAGAGCTTACGGTACGCAACCAGAAGCCGAACAATCCTGCACTGGAACATCCTGCGGTCAAGCAGATGATGGAATCTATCCGTGAACGAATCACGGCCAAGAATCCGGACAAGCGGCCTGAAGAAATTCAAGCAATGACCGAAGAGTATTTTGGTAACTTTTCCCAACTGTTCAGTGGCAACACGAACGAA